TGATGTATGATAAAAAGAAGCCAGCAAATCCCCTAATACCAAAACCAGAAAAAAAGGAATAAATGGATATTTCCTGGGAAGATTCTATAGAATCGGGTCACGATAAAATAAATAGAGAACAAATGAGACATTTTGTGGCCTCTCAAATAAAACAAGCAATATATAAGGACCCAGCATTTAAATTTTTTCATTCCCTGGGAATATTTAATTTTCTTCAGGGATTCAGAAGTGATAATATTGATCTCGGCGTTTTTCATTTGTATTGGGATGAGAATGCCGGTGATGTCGGTGTAAATAATTGGAGAGAACGTTGGTATGAACCCGGTGAAGAAGTCAGGCCTGTAAAAACAGAAGGGGCCGATATCGTTGACCGTCAAAAGTTAATGAACTGGTGGAATGCAGAACATTCCAAAATACGTGCAGGGGTCATGTTAAAACAAGAAGAAATAAAAGTTAAAGAGGAAGATGACGAGCCATGGGATCATATACCAGAACCAGAATGGGGGAATTGCTAAATGGCAACTAAATTAGTACAAAGTTTCGGGGGATGTAATAGAAACTTTAATAAAGAAAAATGGATATCCGCATGGATACAAAAATCTCCCTGGAAAATCCAATATAATGAATTCGGGTTGAAGGATGAAGCAGAATTAATCCGCACAAAATTAAAGAATTATACAGGACTCAGTAAAACCTTTTTCCCCAAAGAGATTGGATTACCTCGCCGAAATCAATTAAAGGTTTGGTTTGGTGATGAGTTACTTTGGGATTATGGCCAAGAGCAAAGATTTCCATCAGCACAAGAACTTATATCTTTAATAGGACTAATAGAAGGATATAATTGGAAAATTCACAAGAAAAGTTAACGGAGAAAAATATGAACGTACATGGAGTACTCTGTGCCGGTAGAGATTAATTGGACAGAAGAAGAACACGCAGAAATAGATATTGTATGCGATGCATGCGCAAAAGAATATGTTATATTATCAAGGGAAATAACGGATTTACATTTATGCCCTTTCTGCGGACATTATTTAGAAATGCCCATAGATGGGGGTGTAAATGACCAAGAAGAAGATAGCTGGTATTGACTATTCGTTAACTTCCCCTGCAATTTGCATTTATACAGAGGAAAGCGATGGTGGACATTTTGACTTTGATAGGTGTACTTTACATTATCTATCTCATACTGAGAGACAACAACAACTTGCCTCCTGGTGTGGGTTAGATAATATTAAAGCATCACCATATCCAGAATGGAGAAATGAAGAAGAAAGACACGAACTTCTTGCTGGATGGGCATACGGTTTGATTCAAGGATGCGAAGAAGTGTTCATTGAAGGATATGCTTATGCTACTGTTGGAAAATCACACGTGCGATCAATCGCCGAAAATACAGGATTATTGAAAAATAAAATGTGGAAGTTGAGAGTTCCTTTCACATCATTTCCACCTACTGTTATTAAAAAATATGCAACAGGAAAGGGAAATGCTAATAAAGAATTGATGTATGAATCTTTTGTAAATGAATTACTCACTCCTTTAGATCTCAAGGAACGATTAACTCCAAAAGCGAAAAAAGTTATCAGCCCAATAAGTGATATTGTAGATTCATATTTCATCGCAAAATGCGGAATTGATGGAATACTAGGATGACAAATAAAGAAAAGAAATCCATTGCCAATAGAAAGTATTATGAGAAGAACAAGGACCGCCTTGCTGAGAAGTGGAAGAATGATGAAGAACGTAAGGACTATCTAAAAGAATACTACAAGAAAAATAAAGAGATAATCCTTGAACGAGCCAGGGAATGGAATAGGAAAAACAAAGAAGCTCGTAAATTGATAGTAGAACGAGCTAAACGAAGAGAACTAAAACCTTTTTGGATAGCTGAATCAAATAAATAATTATGAATATTAAAAATTTTGAGGAAGTCGTTGAAGCAACAGAATTTATTGAATCACACGGTAATTATGTTTTGCGTAAATTTGCATCTTCCGGTAATTATGTTATCATAGATAAAATAGGTGATTTTGTAGTATTAGAAAGAGATGCTGCTGAAGCGATTTGTTCATTTATTTGGGGGGATTTAGCTCCTCCTGAAAAATTGAATTAATAGAATAAACTCTTGACATTTACTCTTTTTCGTGTTATAATATAACTATAATAATAAAAGAGGAATTATGTTAGATACAGTTGTCAATTCAGTAGAACATTTTGATACAACAATGGATGGTTTATATATCATACGTGAAGGTGCGTTTGGGTTTTTAACAGAATCGAAAGAATCACCCTATCCTTGGATGTTAGCCGCCGCAGCCGTGGCTGGTGCACTACCTTTAGCCTTACTATTTTTTGGTTTTGGATGGATAGAATGTGCCAGAGAAACAGTACAATGTGGATTGGTATCGATTGGGGGTTAATTTAGTAACCCAATAATTTAACACCTATTGCTGATGATATCAGTGGTAGGTGTTTGTTGTATGGAGAGTAGAATGATGAACCATGAGTACACATGGGAAACCTTATACCACTTTAATTGTGGAGAATGTAGTAACTGGTGGAGTTATGCATCATCCGAAACAAAGTGGGCATGGGACTCCGAATGGAAAAGAAACAATATGACATGCCCTCACTGTGGTTATAAGACCGCAATTCAACCAAAACCAGACTTTATTAAAGAAAAAATCAATGGCTAAACCCAAAAGACAAACAATATCAATTAGAAAGACACCAAGACCTAAAAGAACAAGTATAGGTAAATCTAAAAACTCTAGACCAAAGAACAAAAATAAGAGAGGGAACTGGAAGAAATATCGTGGCCAAGGTACTTAAAGAATACGAATCAATTAAAGTAGTAAAACACCTGATAAGTAGGGGTTTGGACGAAAAAATTGAACTCATTACACGATTAACTTATACACCCTCAGACGGAGGAAAAGGATGGATAGTTCAAGTGCGGACAAAGAAAAATTAGAAGAATTCGATATCTGCGTGAAATGTGGAGCAGAAACAAAATATAAAAAAACAGATAATATTGTATTTCGTTCTGGATACATAGAAGGTGCGGGACAACTTTGTTTTTTATGTAATCAAACAAAAAAATTGCACAAAACGGGCAATTATGACGATGATCCAGAATGGACTAGGTACGGATAAATGAGATATTTTTTTGGAGCGACTCTCTTATATTTTATAGGATATTCTGGCGGAGATGTCTTAATAGCGTCCCTGTGGGTAGGGGCATCTTATGGTTTTATAGATATCATGAGAGAAAGGAATACATGAAATCACTAATATTATCATTTTTCATTATTTTTATGATTGTAATAATTTTGATTTCCTGTGCACCAATGGAAGAAGAATATCCGCCCAAATGGGTAATTGCTTCACAATATTTGCCCAGAGAGAAAATATCTGGAATGCAACAAGCAGGATTTTTTACTATGAATGGTTCAATATATTCTCATCATTGTGATAAACACGGTAACATGATACGACTAAAATATGATGAAGAAAATAAAACTTGGAGACAAATAAAATACGAAACTTTAGGATGTGTAGAGTGAATACCTTAATCCAGGGGATCAAAAAGGATGCCAATACACAAACACTTGATTATTCGGGCAGAAGTGAACCGCCCAATAAAAAGTGAGAAAGAACTTAAAAAATGGCTTCGAAATATAGTAAACAAAATAGATATGAAAATTATCAAGGGACCTTATGCCGCCTATGTTTCTGCAGAGGGGAATCGGGGTGTAACAGGGGTCGTTATGATAGAAACGAGTCACATTGCTATTCATATTTGGGACGAAACGAGCCCTGCATTGGTGCAATGTGATGTATACTCATGTGCACAATTTTCAGCAAACGAAGTTCTTATGGAATTTGCTGTAATGGAACCTACCAAAATTGAACAAATGATATTGGACAGGGGGAAAGAAATTAAACTCCCTGCCGATTTTTCAACAACAGTCCACCACATTCACTATGGAAAAACTAACTGAACTAATGATCATCACAATGGAAGAATGTGGTGAATTAACGCAGGCTTGTTCTAAATTATTAAGAAAACAAGACTTTGCAAAAAAACAGAACGTATATTCAATTCTTGAAGACTCCAAACAAGAACTAACCAAAGAAGTTGCAGATGTTATGTGTATGATTGAACTGATGCAAGAACAGGGTCTAGTAAATCTTATAGATATTAAAGAAGGAATAAAATCTAAAAGAAATAAGTTAAAAACTTGGAGCAATTTAATAACATAATAAAAAGGCTGATATAAAATGATTACAGTTAAAGTGGGATATAATCAAGACCCTATGCGGGCGATTCAGAAACTCAAAAACAAACTGATTCAAGAAGAATTGTTTGTGGAACTCAAGAAACATAGGTATTACGCAAAACCAAGTTTAAAAAAGCGGTTGAAACGTGAAGAAGCAGAAAAACAACGGGTGAAAGATTTTAGAAAGTCCGTTCGACAGGCTCAACAAAAAGGTGATTGGTAATCAATAATGGAACATCTAGAAAACCTTAAAGGGAAAATCGCAGCAGTATCAATGACAGAAATACAAATA